GTGCGCAATGGTCATCGCCTCGCCTTCGACATCCAGGCGCAACCCACCATCGCCGCGCATCGGCAGGATGTATTCGTAATCGGCAAAACCGACCGGGATATCACCTCCGGTACGACGCTGCGACCAACCGGTTTCTTTCCAGGTCTGCTGGTAGCCGTCGCGGTAGTACAGTCGAGCCATCCCGGAGTTCAGCGTGCGACGAATGACCACGGCGCCACCGGCCTGATCGGTGCCGATGTTGATCGAGCGGGTCAGGTAGATATCACCCGGCACCGCCGCTGCATTCGAGGCGCCCAGCACCTTGATACTGGAACGCAGCACGGACGCCGCAGCCCCCCAGTTACGCGACAGGTTCGCCGTCAGACGCACGCGCTGGCCCGACAGGATCGCCTGTACCTGCACCAGCGCCGAGACAGGCGCAGGGTTACCCGATCCATCCAGCGCGGTCGGATCGTTCAACACATAGAACTCACCGACGCGCAGGCCGCTGGTGTCGGCCACGTCGAGCGAATCGTCGCCGTTCACGCCCTGCTGCACGGCGACCGGCGCCAGATCGATCAGGGTGTAGCCCTTTACAAACATTTCGAAGTTGATCACGTTGTTGCGGTACATCCAGTCGAGTGCCTGGGCCTTCTGCACCGATACCGCGCTGGAGGCTTCCACGCCATCCAGGCGCTGGCCGAGCTGGCTGGTGACTTGGTCGGTCGCCTGCTTGTTCGCCTGGACAGCGCCATGAATTGCTACGTCGTTATCCAGCAGCACCTGGTGAATTGGGTTCCATGTGTCCGGGTGGGCGACACTGGACGTGGTCAGCGCCGGTACGCTAGCGGAAAAAACGGGGGCTGGACTTGGGGTCAACGGCATGACGGTGCTCCTCAGTATTCAAAATCAAGGTCGAGTTCGATCTCGCTGGAGGACTCGAACTCCTTTGGTTTCACCACACGACGCCCCATCAACACGCCCGACTCGGTAAACACACCGAACTCACGCAGGACGTTGTCGGCAGCCAGGACGCCAGACATGTTTCCCCTGACCGTGAGCACAGCACCGACCACAGTGCTGGTCACTGGAACGCGGGCGAACTCGGCAGCCAAGGCCACGTCTTCGTCGGGCGAATACGCCTTACTGCCGGATCCGAAAGCCATCCAGGCTGCTTTAGAAATGGGGGCTCCGGTGGCGGCACTGACCGCGACCTGGTGCCGATAGGCCAACGTGGTGGGAGTAGCGGTCGGATTGCTCATAGCGGTTCCTGTGTCGTGATGCCGTTGTGTTTGATGCGCAAGGTGGCGTTGAACCGAATGCCTGGACCGCCCAGCTCACCGCCCAGCAGCCACGTACCGTCGAGACGGTGCAGGCCAATACGATTGAGTTGGGAGCTGGCAAGATCTCGACCTTCGTCCATCGGCCAACTCTGGAGCGTTTGGGTGTCCAGATCCCAGCGTCCATCGAGCGAGCGGTAGCGCTCACCCAGGACAACCGGCTCTAGGGTGCGTGGGCCGCCCATGGTCATGGCGGCGCGTAGCGAGAGCTTCTGGTGGGTGGTGATGTGACCGTTGTCCAGGACGGCGCCGATCGGCGAGTGGCCGTTGAGTGGACGGCCATCAAGGGACCAGCCACCATCGAGCATCACGTCGGCATAGCCCCCGCTCAGTTTCCAGCAACCATCCAAAGTGCGACGGGCTGCTGGCTGGAAGCGCTGGCACTTGGTGTATTTGAGCCGTAGGCGTTCAGCCATTGACTGAAGTGTGATGCGCGAATCGAACCTGGCCTGCATGGCGATAATGATGCCGACCAGCTCGTCACGGGTCGGCGCGTAAGCTTCGGCGACTTTGCGGATGCGCTTTTGTTGCTCGCGGGACCAATCACCCTCGGAGGCATTGAGGCGGATCGCATACTGAGCCCAGTGGTTCAGGGCCATACGCTTCATGACCTGGCCGTTGATACCCGTTTCGGGCGGCGTGAGGCTGACACTGCCATCGAGCAGCCAGGTTCCGTCTAGGGTTTTGCCACCTGCGGCGATCCACTCAGCCTGATACGTCTTCTGCTCGACCAGCTCTAGAACTGGATAACCGATTGTGGCCAGCGCCTGCTTGACTGCCCAGGGCGTGCCTTTATAGCGGTGCAACATGATCGCGGTCTTGATCAGCGCTCGCCGATCGTCATCGGACCTGGCCACCGGCCAAGTAGCCTCTTCCAGCATGGAAAACTGTTCAGCAAGGATCGGCAGCAGCGAAGGCGGCACCAGGTCTACCAGGTAGACGAGCATCGGATTGAGATCGAGGCGCTGCATGTTCTCGCTGAGCAGCTCATTCAGCCAGACGAATCGCTCGTCACCGGCCAGCGCTGGAGGCAGCTGTTGATCAGCCATTGGACGTACCTGCATCGATCAGCTGGATCGAGGAACAGACCGCCCATTCGTTGCCCAGCAATTCACGCGGCACCGCTGGCTGTTCGACAAAGGCCCGATACACACCGGCCACTTGAAGCCGTGCGATCAGCTGCTCAGGGACGATATCGACACCCAGTCCGGCACTCAACTCAAGTACGTACGCATCGGCGGCAGCTTGTACCTGGGCCATCGTAGTAACGCGATCGGCGCTGTTGAAGAAGACGATGCGAGCGCTGATCGAGTAATCAACCTGCACCGGGGGCAGCGCTTGCACGGTGTCACAGAGGGGCCGGACCTTCTCGCCACTCACCAAAGTCAGCACGCGCTGCAGCAGGTCGGCAGTCGGCAGTCCACTGGTGGTCAGCGGAAACAGTGCGACATGTCCAGGTAGCTGACCTTCAGCAGGACCATGCACTGCGACATCCACGATGGATTGGTGTACGGCCATGGCGTGATAGCGGTAAGCCCCACGGCTGCCAGCGTTGGAGTACGCCTCAGGCGCCAGGATAATGCGCTCGCGGTAGCGATCATCGTCCTCGTCCTCGGCACCGTCGTCGCTCACCGAAATGTTGGTGGCCAACAGACCGGCGAATGGTGGATTGGTGATGACGCTGATCTGCCCGACCGCCCAACCATTACCTGATTCGCCGACCGTACTGCAGGTTGCGGTGACGATGACTTGAGTCTGGCCAGCAGGGATCAACACGTCTTCGTCAGTGATGAATGCCAGCTTGGCGTCCAGGGTGGCCACTCGCGTGCCAAGCGGTATCAGCAAAGGCTGAATTGCTGCCGTTGCAATGGCGAAACGCACCGTGCAACGAGCGGCTATTGCCAACAGTCGAGGAGTGGCGACCAGCTCGCCCAGGTAATCCAAGATCGGACCGCTGCTGCGCCGCACCAGCAGCTGCTCACCAGCATTCTGGATGGACATCTGCAGGCCTGTGGTGGCGTAGGCGATCTGATCGATGAAAAGACGTTCGATCTGCGCCGGATACAGGGTTTTGCCCGACTTCTCTTCATAGCGCGCAATCAAATCCGCTTCGGTGGCGGCAGGATCTATCGTGACGAATATTGGCTTAGGCAGCTCGCGCATACGGCACCTCCGTCAACTGAGGCATGCCGTCTGCAACCCGCCACATAACGCCAAGCTTGACTTGTGCTTCTTCTATTAACGGCACAACACGAACAACGGTGACACGCTTCTCCCAAAGGCGAATCGCGTCGACGGCTTCGCGCACCAGGTGCGGTACGACGCGGTTTACGGGCCAGTCGATATAAAGGTGGATGTCACTGCCAAACGTAGGCCGGTGTGGGTCGCTGCCTTTGGGCGTGGTGAGAATGATGCGAATAGCCTGGTCAATATCACGCAGGCCTTCCACGACCGCACCGGCAGTGCCAAGTGCTGGCTGCCAGTGGGCTGCGGTGATGCTGGTATAGGAGATGGGCGTCGTCATGCGCCCATATTGGGGATACCTGCTTCGGATGGCTTTTAATCGAGTTTAAAGGTACTGCGGGCACGTGCCTTCGGGCAAAATCACACCCCTAAATTTAGCGGGGGCAATGGATTGAAAGTTCTATCAGAAAAGACAGTCAGGACGATAAAGCAGCTTGTAAGGGAGTTTTGGGTGCCATGTGGCGCAGCAGCTGCCTGGACTATCTATGTACTGTGGGGTAAGCCGCTGAGTGTTCAATCCATAGGTATGAATCTTGGGCCCGCGTTCTTCTTTGCTAGCTGGATGACCGGACAAATTTTTCGGGTCCGTAAGCAAGCAGGTGTTGAAAGCAGCCTGGCTGCAGTCGAGCAGCGCATCCAAGCTGTCACCGAGAGGCTTGAACATCAAACAGAGCAGCTCGTGGGGCATGTGACCGGTGGTGCTAGCTTTTGCTACGTCGAAGTAGGTAGACAAGGTGACGATCAGTCGATATGGATGTTAATCCAATCAGGCCCTTTCCCTATGTACACAATGCAGGTGCGAATTGTTGATTTGGACACATTCCATAACGACCCACACACCGGCCGAATGAGCGAACGGTATTTTGCTGTTGATGAATTGCCGGTGGGTTTGGCGAAGACCTTGGACTGGCACTCCCTCGGCCCCGGCGATTCCCGCAGATTCAACATTTTTATGAATGCACGAAATGGGACAATATTTCAACAAATCCTACTCCGTCGGATAAACAGTGATTGGCTCTTAGCTACCAAGATCGAAGTATGTGGAAAGATTGTTCGTCAGTCAGTAGATGACGGCTTCCCGCGAGACGCGGCTGGCCGGGTAGAATGGAGCTGAGCCTATATCAGTGGGAATGGTGATTAGAATTTCCACCTGCATCCATAACAGTACCCGCAGTTTCAACGTTGCCGCCAACCTCGACATTACCACTCACCTTCAGATTGCCATTCAACGCCACGTCAGCAATGTCCAACGTAGCTGACGGGGCCTTGATCAATACCGGTTCACCGCACTCGACGCTCAGATTCTTGGCGCACTTGAGCGTTGTGGAACCTACGCAGTCCAACGCCATCACGTGGGCTGCACGATTATAAGTCAGCGTTGTGCCGTCACTGAAGCGCACATAGTCGGTGTCCTGGTCGACGACTGGCGGCGGCTCAGCGGTGGAATAGATGCCACCCAGGTAAACGCCACCGACGCCATCCGCATCGAGCAGCACCGCCACCTGCTCATTCAGCTCAGGCATCAACGGACGACGTTGCGTGCCCTGGGTGTTGCGCTGAGGCACATGCAGCCAATAGCTCTCCACGCCGTCCCGGTCATCTAGACGCACGCGGATCCGGCAGCCCTGGTAATCGACCGCGCTCACTTCGCCGTATTCCAGCTCAACGCCCATGGCTGAGGCCTCCTGCTGCTTTGAGGTTATGCAAGGGCACCATCCTGCTGGAAGCCATAGGTCGACAGCGCCAGATCAGGCTTGGAGGCTTCGAATGACAGTGATATTGAGGTCGCGGATACACGACAGAGGCTCAGCTCAACCGTATAGCCACCACCACGGGTAATCCGGTGCTGCGCGGACATGATCAGGTAGTTGCCGCCCATTTTGCCCGCTGCGACCAGGGTGACGACGTTGCCGCTGACCAGATTGGGCTGACCGATCATCGACCAGCTACCCGTCGTGCGCTCCCGGTTCGATTTGGCCAGGTCAGCCTTGGCCTTGGCCTTGGATTCCTCTTCAGAGGCTGAACGCTTGCGCTGTTTCTTGGTATCGGCACTGGTGGTCGCGCCGCTACTACTGCTGGGAACCGCGACGGTCTCACCGTTTTTAATGTCGTAAGAGATCAGCTTCTTCTTGGCTGGATCCTTGTGTTTAACCGACACCTTCTCCGGCACGGTCCTGATCTGGTCCCGCAAGCGCACGTTGCTGAGGTCTTTCAGCATCAACTGAGCGACCGGCTTGCCCTTGGCCAGCTCGCTGATGGCATGAAACACCAGGCGTGAACCGGTCACCTTAAAGGCGTAGTCGTATTCATCTGCCAGGTTGCGCAGGAACTCCAGATCCGACTCCTGCTGTGTCAGTCGATCAAGCTTGATCGGCTCAATGCTGCCCACCAGAGTCAGCCCCAGGCGACTAGCGACCTCCTGGGCAACGGCGGCAAGCGTGGTGTTCTCGTAGGCCTTGTGCTCGGTGGTGCGCAGCGCCGTGTTGATGCCTGTCGCAATCGCCCTGATGCCGACAGTGGCAGGGGCGGAGCTGAAGTCGACCTCATCAATCTGCAGGCGGCTCAGCGTGCGCAGCGGCTTGCCTGTCCACCCCAAGGACAAAGCAAGTGCGTCGCCATGGCCCGGATACCAGGCATCGAGCCACTTCCCCTCCGTGTCTTCCAGCTCGATATCCAAGGTGTCAGCCTGACCTGTCAGAAAGTCCGAGTAAGAGATCGAGGTCAGGTTTTTGCTGATGTCATGGGTAATGTTGCGCTGCTGGTAGGTCAGCACAAAGCGCGCCTCGGGTACTTCCCCTGGTACTAACGCATCCATGGCGGGAGATCCTCGCTCGACACTGCAGGCTCAAGCACTGGAATAGCCAGAATCAAACCTGAAGGCAATGCCCCGGTGATCGGCACATGAGGATTGGCCTCAACGATCGGCGGGTAACGATGGGCATCGCCGTAGTACTTCCAGGCCAACTGGTCCCAGCGCTCGCCCTCAGTTGTGACATGAGTCAGAAACATCAAGCTCTCCTGGTGATGACTTGAGCGGCCAGGCCAGTCAGGCGCGTTGAAGCCCCATCGAGCCTGTCGTAGGCCTGGGCAATGTAATTGCCAGAGGTCTCGAATCGATCGACGACATTGCCCAGGTCCAGTGGGCTCAGGCTAGATCGTGCGCCGCTGACGCTGCCATACAGGCTCTGCCCCAGCTGCGCTATGTCCTGCCCCTCGCGGATAAAGCTCGCAGCTTCAGTCAGGCCAGCGATCGGCCCCAGCGCTCGCTCGGCCAGAGCGGCGAGCTGCGGAGCCTGCGTAAGCAATGTCATCGGGTTGAAGTTCTTCACCGCGTCGTAGATGGTCTTCGCCTGCTGGATCATCGTCCCAGCTTGGCGCGCATAGCCAACCACTTGCTGAGCCGAGGTCAGCACCGGAGCAAGTTTTGAGATTAATGCGGGGGTCGCGATCTTCGCCGCAGCCGTGGACTGCACCGCAGAATCGATCAGGCCAGGCTTGACCAACTTGGGCGTGAATGGCCCTGCATATTCGCGCAGAGTGACCTGAACATTCGACGAATAAAGCCGACCGTCAGCCGAGGTCCGACGAGGTGTGTTGCTGATGTCGGCGATCACGAAGGCACCGACGTACTCACCGCTGCCCAGGACAAACGCCATCGGCTCGTGCTTGCTCTTCGCCTCGCGCAACGTGCGCAGCCGGGCCTCAGGGTCACCCAACCATGGATGCAGCTGCATGCTGAAGCTCAGCTCGTCGAGGCCGTCGCCGATCCACTCCAGTAGCGGCTTGCCCTGAATCAGCGAATGCTCGGCCCAATCGGCAGTGCTGCGCTGTTCCATGCCGGTGATGCCGCTGGCCACCTCGAATTCGATTTTTCCCAGGACCGCATACATCAGGTACGCCCTCCAGCTGGTGGGCCGTAGCTGCGGCGACTCTGGTCATGCTGGAAGCGCTCCATGAACTTAACGAACTCGGCATAGCTGGTGTTCAACGCTTGGGTGACTTGATTACCAACACCTTCACCACCCGGCACGTTGATGACTGGAGCAAATGTAACCTGCAGGGGTTGCGCCCCTGCCGCACCACCCATGGTGCTCGCGCCTCCGAGACCATCAGCACCGGCCATGTTGGCGCTGGTGAGAGCAGACAGATTGGGAAGGCGCATTGGGACGCCTGTCTGGTCGGCCATGCCCAGCGCTGCCTGACGAACGAGGCCGGACTGCGAGGCGATGCCGATTGCAGCGCCCTCGCTGATGTTGGCACCGTAACCCATGAACACGCGGCTCGGTGACTGGATGCCCAGCGTTTCGGTAAACCAGCCCTTAATCGAAGTACCGATTCCGACAACGGTTTCCTTGGCGCTTTCGAGTCGGGCGCTGATGCCACTGATCAGGCCGCTGATGATATTGCCGCCGAACTCACTGAATTTGCCCGGCAACTCGACCCCGAAATAACTCATGACTCCAGCGAAGGCCCGGTAAAACAAGCCCACTGGGGAGAAGTTGACGATCAGGCCTACGATCCCAGCCAGGCCGCCATTGAAGCCAGCCTTGATCTCACTCCACAAGCCACTGAAGAAACCTTTGATTGGCTCCCAGTAGCGGTAGATCAGGTACGCCCCGAGGGCAATAGCGGTGATCGCCAGGCCGATGGGATTCATCAACAGTGCGCGACCAAGCCAAAGGATGGCCTGACCCGCAAGCTTCAGGCCGAACAGCAATGTTCCGCCCAGGATCTTGCCCAGGAACAACCCGCCCCGAGCAGCCATCATGAGTGGCGCACCGAACGCCATGGCGATACCGCGCAGGAATATGCCGCTGTATTTGAGAGTGGTGAGCAGGCCGCCGCCCAGCATCTTCAGGCCGGAGATCGCCGGGGCAAACCGGCCCATCTGCCAGGCAGCGCGCAGCAGCGTCCATTTGGCCGACATCGAGGTCATGGCAGTCATGATCGATACAAACGGCGACATCACCAGGTTGGCGCCGTAGGCAACGCCGATGAAAGCTAACTTGCTGGCCAATAGGCCTGCGACCAATCCGACCACACCCTTCACCAGCGCCGGGTTTTCGCCTGCCCAGGTGGAAAATGCCTTTACTACAGGGATAGCCGCTCTAGTTACGTCCACGAGGGCGGGCAACAGAACGCTGCCAACGGAGATGCCAAGGTCCGAAAGATTGACCGTAAGAGCCTTCAGTTGCTCCTTAGGGCTCTCCATCCGCTTCTTCCAGTCTTGATCAAGAACGCCCTGATCAGCGGCCGCAGCACTACCTTTCTGAATGTCTGCGCCTTCGTTTCGGTTTGCGATAGCTGGCCGTATGAACGCCAAGACCTGCTGATCCGCGAACAACTCACCCAGCTTGTAAGATTCATTCAGTCGAGCTAATGCTGTTTCGCGCTCTTTATCATCCTTGAGAGCCATTACTTTCTGGAACTCGGCGGCGGCCTTTGGCCCCTTCGTACCCATGTACTGAGTGATGATGTCGAGCATGGCCTGCATCGGCGTCATGCCTTTGCCGACCATATTTTTCATCGCGTCCTGAAGGTCAATGCCTGCATCTTTGAATGACTTCAAAGTGTCCTTTGCAGTGATCTTGGATAAGAAGTTTTTGAAGTTGTTGGCCGCCTCGTCATTGCTGCCTGCACCCTTGCGAGCAATCTGCAACGACGCACCGATCTCAGCAACAGCACGCTCTCCGGTAATGCCCAAAGCGGCGAACTGCGGAGTCAACTGAGGCAGCCATTTAGCCATGTCGGCCAGCTCGAACTGGCCTCGTTTACCGGCATAGGCCAGCATATTCATCGAGCGCTCAAGCCCTGCCGCGCCAATACCGAGGTTGTCATTCAGCGCGATGGCTACCGACCCAAGATCATCCATGCTGGCACGCGTTGCGGTTGCGGTCTTTGCCATGACTGGGGCGTATGCGGCCAACTCTTTGGCGCTGGAGATACCGCCTGCAATTAACACAGCCGTGCCCTTGGCCACTTCAGTCTGCGTCTGGTTCCACTTCAGCGCCGCCCCCCGCATTACATTGCTGAGCTGCTCTTCCTCGGCAGCATTGAAGCCGCCCGTGATGGCGATGTCGTTGGTCTGATCTTTGAAGTCGATTGCGGTGCGCATGGACTGAACGATCGGCGCCCCTACTACAGCAGCCGTCCCAATGGTCTCCATCGCTTGACCACGCAATTCACTGCGCTTGTTTTTCAGGGTTTCGCCACGGGCAATGCTGGTGTTGAGTTGCTCCTGCTTGGCCTTCAATTGATCAATGGTGCGGCCAACCTGGGTGTACTGATTGCGCAGACGCTCAATGCCGGTACCGCCGCGCGCGAGGGACGCGGCCAGCTCGGTACCGATGAGTTTTTGCCGGGCAGTTAGACCGTCTGTAGCTCGTCCGAGCTGCTGGACGGTGGAGCGCGCAGACCCGAACGCGGACTGCAAGGTACCCGAAACCGCAGCACCGATCCGTAGCCCGACAAGAACTTCATTCGCCATATTCGTTACGCCTGGAGCCTGACCTTATGCCAGCCGAGCCAACGGCCCGGCTCCTACGATGGCACTCATTGCGAGCGCATCTTTTCTGCAGCTTCGATGCGCCGGTCGATTTCCCGACCGCACGCATCAACCCAGCGCAGATACTCCGGCATCTCCAGGTTTGCTATCTCCGAGGGCTGCATCTTCAGCACCATCAACAGCGCTTCGTCCCAGGAGTGCAGCCAGGTCTCGTCCATCAGCCATGCCCCGAAACACCTCGGTGACGGTTTTGGAGTCAGCGATATCCAGATCGTTAAGATCTTCGATGGTCATACCGGTCATTTTTGCGAGGAGGAAGTCCTCGATCACGCCCTCGTCCTTGCTGTAGTCCTGGGCCTTACCGATGTCCTTGCGCTTGAGGCGAGTGATAGGCAGTGACGTTAGGTAGGCGCCCGCTGCGGTCGTGAAGGGGAATTTGAGTGGGATACTGAGGGCTGCGGCCATTGCTATTGCTCCAGGTGAAATGGGACTGCTCTGAAAGAATCCAGAGGTTCGCACCTGGAGGACGATCCGGCTTTTAATCCGCTTTAAAGAAGCAGGGATGAATAAAAACGATGCAATTCAGCAGCTAAAAAAGCAGTATCACACGGCCATCAAAGGAGATTAGGCATGGAAATCAAGCAGTCCGAAAAATTTGAGAATGTAGTGGGCAAAATATTTGCCAAATTGCTGGAGACCTTTCCAGAACCAATAGCTCTGTGCGCAGAGGACATCGGTATTTCAGACGAGCTTCCAGATGAGCCTGCTGAGACCATTGGCGGTCTGAGCGTGCTGCAGCAGCGCAGGACGGGAGCTGACGAAAAGTTCTTCGATTATTGTGTCGAATGGTTGACAAGTGAGGAATACGTGGCAGCAACCCAAAAGCAATTTGGTACCTTTGGCAAGGTAGTGCTCACGGAGAAGGGTCTGGCAGCGCTGAACGCTACTCCTCAATGCCTGAACGCCAAATTTAACGACTGACAGCCAGAAAAAGCGAAGCCCCGCGATGGCGGGGCTTCTATTTGCATCCATGCAGCCCCGTCCTTGGGGCTGTTTCAGATCAGGCGCATCCCGCGCAACCGCTAAGCCCGGCCGATATTCTTCCTGTATGTCGCCAGCTGATCCTCACCATTCACCTTGAAGATGTTTGACATGTAGTCCAGCAGAAGCACTTCGTCACCATCGAGGACCTGTCGCACATAGGTGGCCGAGAACGGCGACTCGTACTTCGCTGGATCGCGAGGCTTGTGGCTGCCCAGTTTGTACTCCTTGAAGGTGATGGTCATCATCGTGACCAGCGGGACTTCCTTCACCAGGCCAGTGCTGTCGAACACCTGCACGTTCGACCGGCACTGCAACGCAACGCTTTTGAAAGGCGTTGCAAGCTTGGTGGCCGCCTCGCCGTACATGCTGTTCCAGTTGATCTTGCCCTCGATCTTGTCGAAGCCATCGGGTAACTCGATCAAGCCGATCATGCCCAGGCCCTGGAAGTCGGACATCACAGCCTTTACTGAGCCAAGGTCAATCTCTTCGGCCTTACCGAAGAAGTCGGCTCCGTCCAGGTAGATGTTGGCGTTTGAAATGCGGTGCGCGGCGAAGGCCATTATGGTGCTCCCAGGTTGACCAGGTATTCGCTGGTGATTTCGGTTTCAAACGTGCCTCGCTCAAGCGGCAGAGGCACGGTCAGCTTGTAACTGAACAGCGCATGACCAAGCTGCAGCTCTGTCTGAGGGTTGCGGGCGGGGTCATACCAGCACTCCCCACCGATCAACGCTCCATCACCAATCAACTTGCGAAACAGCAGATTGACGCTTTCGGTGATGCTGTCGATCAGGCTATCGGTGATCGGCATGTCCACGAACTGCAGCGAGCTGTAGCGGATCGATTCGTCAATGATGTCCTTGGTGCGACGAACGTTTTCGAAGTTGCGCATCTCCGTCACGGTCGGCCAGGCGGCAGTGCGGTTGCCCCACAATCGCAGTCCGGTACCGAATGAATTGAAGACGGTGGTGATGCCGTTTTCGTTGAGCAAATTGACTTCACTGCTCGCGTCGTCAACTCGGGCGGTCAAAGGCCGCTCCAGCCCGATTACGCCAATCAGCTCCTGATTGGAGCTGCTCCACCAGTAGCCCTTGTCGTTGTCGATCTTCGCCCGAAGAGCGGCAGCACGGATCGACAGGGGTTCCAGGCGCTCACCGCTGGTGGCGGTATCGAGCACTTTCACGTGGGGATAGCACAAACGCACCCGATCACTGCTGGTGTTGAAGTTGATCGCGCCTGCAGGTCCGCGACCGGCAATGCACTGCTGCACAGTGGTGCCGATCGGCGCATCGATGTAAGCGACCCCGCCGACTTGAGTGGCGGCCGCAATCAGCTCGACGCTGACCGTGTTGAGCTGACTGAACCCTGGAGCAATGAAGATCTTCGCAAAGAAGCCCAGGGTGTTGTAGCTGTCCTGGAACGCTTTGAGCCCGCTTCGCTGACCTGCAACGTTGACCGCGCCGACGATATCGGCGGGTGTGACTTTGCTCGGGTCCGCATGGGTGTAGTCGGCAATGACCGATCCGTTGATCGGGATAGCGCCAGCGGCCAGTCGTGTGACCTTGCCGGTCAGCATGTCAGCGGTGTAATCGACACCGACCTGATAGGCCACGCCCTCGGCAGACGGCTTGAGTGTCAATGCCTGTAGTGCGCCGTGACCCAGCCTCAGCAGTTCGTTATCACCGAAGGAGCGGGCCTGACCCTCAACATTGGTGCGGTGGACCGACGGATCCAGAACGTTCACTACCAGGACAGTCCCTGCGCCGAAGTCGTAGATGCCCGACAAAGCCTTAGGAATACTGAAGCCGTCCAGGTCATCAGGGCCAAACTGCGCGCCGTCGGTATCATTCAGCGACAGCGTGACCGCATTCACCGCCCCGACCGGTGCGGTACCGAGCAAGGCAATGACCGCCGACTTAACAATGCGGATGGGCCTTGCCCCTCGGGATATCTCAAGGGTCTCAATACCGTGCAAATAGTTAGCAGCCATCAGGCTTTTGCTCCTTTCTTGGCTTGCGCAGTGGGCGCAGCGACCACAGCGCTTTCGGCGACGCCGCCTGGAAGTAACTCCAGATGTTTGAGGGTGAGCAGCACCTGAACATATTCATGTTCTTCTGGCAGCTCGACAGGTTTGCCAGGCATCAGCTGTACTTCGAGCAGCTCGGCAGGCTTGCCGGATTCGGCAACAAGACGAAGCGTCGCCGCGCTCTGCGGGCCTTTGTACAAATAGCGGGTCAGTTTCACGGGAGATCCTCGAAACGGGTCTGAGTCAGGGGATACCCGGTTTCGGGCTCCATGATTTGCAACTGGGTTGCACGGGTGGAAATGTCGAGGGCGTACTGCCAGATGCCCTGCGTCTGGCCGATGAACGCTTCCGCGAGTGGGCGACAGGCCACATCGCAGTGCGGCGCCTTCCATCCAGTAAGCGCACCTCGGGCACGGTCGAGATAACTGATTACCCCGTCCTTGCCATTCAGCTGGCGAAACACAAAGGTCAGACGCAACACGATCTTGCGGGCCTGGAACATGGCATCCATGGATTCGGAGTCATCGAACGACGACTTGCCGAAGGCCACCAGAATGGCGCCCCGAGGGTGATTCAGCCGGTACCGAGCCGAGTCCTCGGGAAATAACTCGATCATCAGCTCCAGGTCGAAGTGCGCTTTCAATCGGTCGATGACGGCGGCCATCAGTTGCTCGGTCTGGGTCTTGGGTTGAATCAGCAGCTGGCTCATCAGTACCCCTTCCAGAGATCGTCACCAAACTGCTGGCGACGTGAGCGGACGCGGATCTCACCGGGCTCCGGTGTTGCTTGACCGGAAGGCATGCCCAGGGTGACGACACCATCACGGATACTTTCCAGTAGCTTGATGGTGTCTTTGCGGCTGTCCTTGACCGGATCCGGTAACGAACCTTCGGGCCGACGCTGATACAACCAGTGCCGTGCCAGGTAGACCACGGCATCGCGCAGCACCGTGGGCACCGGGTCGAGCGGCAAGGTGTAGCGCCCGCGCAGATAACCGTCGACCAGCTCCTCGGCCTGGCGCACGCCGTCCTCGATCACAGACTCGTTCGGCTGCATGGCCGAGGGGTCATCGTTGGAGAGCTGAATCAGCGTCAGCTCAGGAATGGCATTGCCGATATCGGCGCGGCTGCAGTAGCGCATGGCTTAGAACGACAGTTCGACGAGGGCTTCAGGGAACAAGCACATAGCCAACGGGTTGGCCTGAGCCTCGACGTCCCAGCCTTTGCCCATCTTGCGTTCTTCGCCTTTGCTATAGAACGGCAGGCCGACGGTATTGACCGTCTCGTTGTAGTTGGCCGGGGCGTTGAACATCTTGAAGACGCCTTTGCCCACCGGGAACACCTGGGCGACGTTTTCCGGGATGTAGCGCTGACCACTGACCGTTACGTCGTACTCGATGAACTCGATGCCGCCGAAGGTGAACCCATTGCGCAGGTCACCACCGATACGGTCCTGAGCTTCCTGGTAATTGGCGAATGCGGCTTTGACCTTCTCGTGTTCAGTGAACGCATCGAACCAGGCAGGGCCACACAGCGATCGGAAGCCGGTGACCATGACACCGCCGAGCTTGGACTCAGCATGACGCTTGGCATCGAGGCAAGCCTTGCGCACGTTCGTCGCTGCAGTGCCCAGGGCTACCGTTACCTTCTTCTGTGCAACATCGAACTCATCGAACAAATCGACAATGATGGAACCATCCGCATCGAGCAGCTTGCCGCGCAGAGCGCCGACGCGCTGAAACTCACGGGTGGATTCGATGCTGTTCTTCAGCTCCTGCAGGTGATCGTTGATCACCGTGGCCTGCGGGACGGTAGCCGCCTCCTGACCAAAGGACGCGATGCCCTGCAGCTGGCTCGGAAGCAGTGGTCGGGACAGCGGCAAGTGCAACGTTTCGAAGGTACGGCGGGCACGCTTACCGCTTTTCACGGGGGCTGGATCGGCGTCGCGTGAAGCGTTCGGCACCAACACCAGGCGACCTTCGTATTCGTCGATGACCACCGACGTGGTAGTGACACCTTTCTCTTCGAAGATGCCCATGGCGCCGACCTTGCTCGGAATCACGGGCAACTTATTGATGGATGCACTGAGGCTGGCAACAGTGAAGAGGTTTTGAAGATTCATGTACAGCTCCTATCAGAGCGCCGCACGAGCGACGATGCCCAGGGCGTTAAGTTCGTCCAGGGCGGTGGCTTTTTGGGGGTCGGTAGCGCCTGCCGGCCAGAGCAATTCCGTCGACTCGACGACCGCGCCACGAGCGATGACAACACCCGGCGCATCGCCCGCACTGGCATCTACGTTGACGGCCAGGACAGCGGCAGCCTTTTTGACGGCACCGGTACCTGCCGGATCGAGCGCCTGGTATTTGCCGCTCACCTTGGCCAGAACCGTGCCCAGCGGGTAATCGGTGCCCGCCAGGAGCAGGCCTTTTTCCTTGGTCCAACCCGGAGCGACTTCGACCAGGAGCAAATCGCCCAAGGTTTTGGGCTTGGTGTAAGTAGGCATGGAGCCTCCTATCATTTCGAACGGGCTTCGGCGTCAGCCACAAGCGGATTGATGGTCTTGTCCTGGGCCTTACCAGCACGCTCTTTGGAGGCCTGTTCGCCGAAGCTGACAGCGCCGGTCAGTTCCTGAAAAACGGCCTTGAGGCCTTCAGTGAGCGGCTGACGATCATCGGCTTCGCCGAATTCCAGGGGCTTGTCACCCTTGTCGCCTGTCTCGGCGAAGTTCAGCGCAGCCACAACGGCAGCGACGTGGACCGGCTTCATGCCGCTGGCCACCAGATGCTCGGCGAACACAGTGTTACTGGCGTGGATTGCTGCCTCGGTCGCCGCTTTGTCGGCTTTGTCGCGTCGGTTGATTTGGGCTTGAAGACGCTCGTTTTCCGCCTTCAATTGGGCCTGTTCTTCCTCGGTCACGGGATTTACCTCGGTGGTGGGTTTGGGTTCTGCATAGGACGGGCCGGTTTCCAGCTCGGGGCGACGAGCGATTTCGGCAAGGCTGTCGATCTCCCAGGACGGAACCACCTTGTCGGCGGTCTCGGCGCCGAACTGGCCGATCAGGAATTCGCGAAACTTGCGCCACAGGCCGGAACTGACTTCGTGCCCGTAGTCACCGAACTCGATAACGCCTTCGTCGGTGTCGGCCAGGTCAATGGGGCGCAAGCCCTTGATGGCGGGAGGCTGAGCCCCGAGGAAGCCGACGTGGCGCAGGTAGTACACGCCTGGCACCGGATTGCTCGGCGAGTCGGGGTGATAGAACGAAGCGGAGATTTTCTTGAAGCGCTTATTGGCAACCAGTTCGGCAAATGCCGGATCGACCTGCTGCGGTTCGGCAATGAGCCCCTCGGCTGTCGCCTGCAGAGACTTCACCCAGCCCGCTGCAGGTGCGTCGTGTTTGGGATGGCCGATCACCAGCGGCGCCTCATGCACAGCAGGCGAGTAGGCGCGCACGGTGGCGGCCAAATCACTTTCGCTGAAGTTGAAGCTGTCACCGCTCATGGCGATGTGCTTACCCGACTTGAAAATATGGAGTGGCTTCATGGCTGTTGGCGTGCGCTTGGTGGAGTAAGCACACAGCCTGATCCAAAGACCGGCCCGAGACTTTTAATCGGGTTTAAAGAGTTGTCGCGAGAGGAAATGACGGAGCGTCTGAAATATGCAGCCGTTCGATAGGCGTGCAGTGCGGCAACGAGGATTTATAAAGCATGCACAGCAGGTTTCGGGGTTGCTGCGTGATGAACCGGGGCGCTGAACGCCCCTAAACGCGTCCAGCGGGCTTACAGACGGGCGGCCTTTTCCAGGTGCATCAGCGCAAGATCAAGGATCGCTTCCTCTGCCTCAGGCTGAAGCGCACCTTCAGCGTCCATCGGCAGGTAGGGTCGCGCAGGAATATCGCCCCACAAGTGAGGGAACTCGGCCTTGGTTCCACCGAAGTGCATCATAGCTGCATACGGCTTGTTACTGCCGACCAGGGCAGAGCTATCGGTTGCATGGGTGGTGATCGACGCCGCGAGGCCTGCCGAACTGACCTGCAGCATTTGACCTGGCCACGTCCCATCTTTTTCCCGCTGGCCAATACGCACATCAGATAGATCCTGCCAGTCTGGCCGGCCTTGCTCCTCCAGATTCTCCTCGGTAATGCTGCCCAGCTCGGCAGCGACCGAACGCATTAACGGCGCGAGATCACCGACAGCCCATTCAACTTTGCGTAGCACGTCCTGCAGACGCTGGTGATCCAGTTCGATGGTGAACATTTCAAAGCTCCTAAGCGGCTGCCCGTTTGCGTTTAAGCATCTCGGCAAGGCCAGTACCTGGCGCGTGGTTGAACCCAGGATCGGTGCGGAACGTTATGCTTTTGCCTGCGGCGTCGGTTGTACGGATGCCTGTCACGGGAGCGGTTCTGAACTCGCCGGTACGTTTGTCGGTACCAGTCTCCACGGTCTCGGTGAACATACTCCCCTCGCTCGACACGACCTTCAAACCCCGGCGCTTCACTGCAGCTTCGCTCAGGGCTACAACACGGCAGCGACAGTTGAAACCATTGGGCGGGAAGATGGCTGCCCAGATCGGGTCATCATGACGGAACACCTGACCGTGCAGCGCCCGATGACTCGGTCGAGTCTTGCCGTCCAGGATGGCGATGTACATCCAGTACGGATGGGTATCGGTGGTTTCTTCCATGCTGGCCTTACGACCGGCCATGTAGGCGCTTTGCAGGTTGGTCTGGTAGATCGTCTTCAAGCGTCGCGGGCTGCCCAGCTGCACCATCTCGGCACCGCCGTTGCTGTCGACGATCACCTGCTTACCCCACCAACCCTGCGACTCCAGCGTGGGCTGCAAGACCTTGATGAACTGGGTGAGGGTTTGTCCATCCTGCAACGCTGTTTCCAGCGCACCGCGTATGTCGGACAGCAGATCAAGGTTCATGGCCTTGGCTACGGTGAACGCCTGGTCGTGGGCCTGATCAAGCATTTCCTGCCAGTTCCAGGTGATCGCATAGCCCTTGGACTTCATGTACGCCACGGCATTCTCAGGCTCCATGCCGAACATGGCGGTGAGATCGGCGGGCGATGGCATTTTCGATGAGGTGGCCATGTCAGTCTTCCCGATCGGCTGCAGCGGTCAATCGGCCCCACATGCTCGCCATGAACATCAGCTTGGTGAGGGTTTGCTGCAGCGCCTGGTCGTCCATCTGCGGGTAGGCTTCAGCCAGCAAACCCAGTGCTTCAGTTGCGGATCGACCTTGCTGCAAGGCTTCGATCAGCGGCGCGATCGCCTGTTCGGCTTGCTCTTGCAGCAGCTCGTCAGGCAGTGCGGCGATCACCTGGTCAAGCGCTACCTGGTCGAGAATCGGGCGCACGACGGATTCGGCAAATTCTGCTGACGGCGCGGTGGTCACCTCCGGCGCAGCGAGGTCACCATCCTGCAGGTTGTAGGTGCGCTTCCAATACGCCTGGGTGAACTTCACGCCTGCGTCGGTGAGGTTCTTGTCGCGCTCGGCCAAGGTTTTATCAATCTCGTCTTGTTCCCACAGCTCATACACGGGGGCGGCCACGGACTCACCGAAGTTCAGATCGACGATCCGGCGAATCACCCCGTTGAGCGCCGCCGCCACGATGCCCGCGTCACCGTCGCGAATATCCTTGGTGACTTCGGCACCGGCCGTCGCACTGGCGCGGTTGCTTTCCTTCTCGGTGGTTTGGTTCTGCCCGAGCATGGCCACGTTGATTTCGCTGCGGCAGTACTCCAGAAGCTCGCGGTACACATCGGCGCTGTCGGCCTTGCCTGCGGCTTCGACAATCGACACGCTGGAGTCATCCGGGATCGCGGCGACGGCGTCCTGGACCATGGCTTCCAGGCTGTCGAGCAGCAGATCGGTTTCCGCATCGGTCGCGCCACGTGGGTGCTTGCCGATGACCCAGGGGCTGCCGTATTTCTCGGTGAACTGCACCCAGAACTTCAGGCCGCCTTTCATGAACACGGCGGGCCAGAAGCACATGGACAGGTCCGGAAAGCCATAGGGGTTTGCGTAAGTGGCGTCCTGGCGGGCCACGACGAAACGCATCGGGTCGCACAGTTCGCCGTCCTGGCCAGCCTCTTTGGAGCGGAAGCGCAGCGCGTTGTCCTGGTCGTAGAAAAACCACTCGGCTGGTTTGCCCAGGACATCCTCAGGCACCGTGAACAGGCCAACCGGCTGCCACATCAATTCGATGGGTTGGTAGCCGAAAAGAGGCGCATCGAGCAGCTCGCGAATGATCCGATCCAGATCCAGGTCAGTCAGCCAGTCACGGATAAAACGCTCGACCTTGGTCGGCGCGTTGGCTCGTTTCAGGTCGCGTTCCAGGGCAAGCACGGCGGACTTGCGGCGACGGACGTTACCGCCGACTAAGGCGGCGCTACGCAGATCGCGATACACCGTGATGTCTTTGCCCTGAGCCTTGAGGATCGGATCGGGATTCGGCAGGTTGACACCGCCCATGCCGCCCGCGTCGATACGGCCACGCGTGGCGATGTGATTGGTGAGGCTGGAGGAGCGCTTCGCTTCGGAGAAACGTACAAACTCGGTGGGACTGACCCACACACCTTGATCTTTCATGCGTACCCCTGGGTAATTTTACGGCCCTGACGGGGGCTGCGAGATTTGACGCTGACGGGGCCTGAGGTCACTTCAAGCGTGGCGAAGTTGGCCAGCGCACCGGCACCGGCGAAGTCGCCGTGGCGGTAGAGGTCCGGATCCTTGAGGTCTTGCGATCGCGCCTTGACGATCATCGGGATGCCATCGATCAGCTCGATTGAACGCACGTCCTGGTGCAGCGAGTCATCCTTGGGCATCGTCATCGTTGCATCCTCAAAGAGCTGCACGAACTTCGGCATCCAAGCCCCGTACCAGGCACGACTGATCTTCACCTGGTGAATGCGGTTACGACCGAATTCATCGGCGGTGTCCTCGGCGAGCGTTTCGCCACTGCCGGTGGCGTCCAGGGCCGCCCCCACGAACTGCGGCAGACGCCGCAAGATATAGAACAGGATCTGTTGCTGCTGTCGGGTCGGAACCTTATGCATCTCGACCACAAACGGCACATCGCGATGACGGTCCTGGTCGACCGACATTGGACAGATGATGGAAAAGTCGCGATGCCGGGCATAGTCCATACCCAGAAAATGACGTAGCCCGCCATTCAAGGCGGCCATCGTTGGCACCAGGTGACGCTCGATCCACTCATCGACATAAGCCTCCCGACGATAAACAGGCTGCAGGGTGAAATCGTCATCGAGCGCCAGCCGAAGTACGGCGCGATCGGGGCGCATCGCCTCGTCAATCCAGACGCCTGGAATGCAGACGCCATTGCCGTCACGCGGGATAGCATCCAGCTCTTCGCGCATTTGTGCCTTGCGCGGCCCGTAGGCATTGCGGATCTTCTTGTACCAGGCCTCTTTGCCTTCTGGCGTAGGCCTTTCACCCGTCATGAAGCACACGCGCTCGTACAAGCCATTGGCAACAGCATCATCGAACGTCGCCCGATAGACCTTGGCGGTGTCGCCATAGCGGTTGTCGCGGATGTCGTTGGCCATCTGATTGAAGGCGTTGGCCTTGCCGTTGTGGGTGCTGATGATGACGATGCAGCCGCCCCAGATCAGCAACGCGGTAGCGGCATCGAGCACCGCAGATACATCGCGGTGAAAGGCGGCTTCATCGATGATCACCTTGCCCTGCAGGCCACGTAGGCTGGCTGGGTTGCTCGACAAAGCGACGATCTTGAAACCGGAGGCGAAGCGGATCCGATACGCATTGATCTGCCGCGTGCTGCCGCTGGCATCCTGGTCCTCGAAAAGAAACTCCTCGATCGCACTGACACCAGAGGCCTGAGCCTCGGCCATCACCCGGCTGAACTTGGCGCAATAGCCAATGAACTCAAGCCCCTTTTCCTTGGTATCGCCGATGTAAAAGCCATCCATGCCTCCGGCGCTTTTCTGCGAGGCGGCGGTGATGACCGTGTCCAGAGCCTCGGCAAAGGTGATGCCGGTACGTCGGCCTTTTTCGCACAGCTTGATCTGCGCACGGATACCAAGCCACTCAGCCTGGTGCGCCATCAGGACGCCGTCGCCCAGCGGGTCGTAACCTTCTGGGATTTGCCGGACGCTGTCTGGCAGCTCGTCCCACTCAATGACGCGTAGGGTGCTGGAGGACGGCTTGATCACTGAGGCGCTCATCGAACCCCCAGGAACTTCTGACGCCAGAACATGGCCTGTTCTTCGGTCATGCCTTTGGCCTTGACCGTGTTATCCAGCTCGGCGGCTTGCTCCTGGAGGATCCGCTCACGGGTCGCTTTCTCGATCGCCTGGCGCTCCTTCACGCTCATCGTTCGGGCTTCCATGGTGGCCTTGGCGGCACGCGCCAGTGCCGTGACCTCGGCGATGGTGACCTCATCTTTCTCATGCGCCCCCATGGCCGCCTGATAAGTCAGGGTCGAGATCGCCTCGACCAGCAGTACGCCGGTCTTGTCCGAAGCATCCTCGCCGAAGGCCCCGACGAACGCTTCAGCCATTTCACGCTGCTGCCGAGCCTTCTGCGTCAGCTCGTCGAAACCCTGCCTGAAGCGCCCCAGAGCACTGCGACTTGGAGCTTTTTCGTTGGGAAAGCGCGCTCGAATGTCGGACAGCATGTCGTCCAATGTCAGGCGATCTTCGCGCAGCAGCTTCTGGATGTACGATTTGACCACCGGCTGCAGGCGATCGATTGAGGACTTGCCCGCCATAAGTCAGGCTCCCGGCCGCTTGATGCCTGGGACGCGAGCGCGTCCTGCAGCGATGTCCTGCCCGCGCTCGGTGAGGGTGGCCACCAACACCGGGCCCACATCGGAGAGGGTCAGCGCTCCCTGCTCGGCCAGCCAGTGCAACTCGGTCTTCACCTGGTCACGACTAAGCGTGTGGCCGTAGTTGTCCAGGGCCATGGTCAAGACGGAGCTGTTGGCACGATAGGCCGTCATCTCCACCAGCAAGCGCAGCACCACCAGGCGAATATCGTGGCGCAGATAATCGGCGTATTGAGTCATGCTTTATCTCGCAGTAAGTAGTCGTTAATCCGGTCCAGCGATCGGGTCAAAGGGGCCAGTGCCTCCTTGACCCCCGTCAGTTCGGCACGCATGGCTTTCATATCACCGAGCAAATCAGTGATTGCGGTGTGGTCAGGCAGATGTCGAATGTGCTCTTCCAGAGCAATGATGCGAGTACGCAACACCATCATTTCCTGGTTGCTGGCGGCCTGGCGATTGGTCAGCCAGGTGTAAACCCCAAGGACCGCCATCACGATCCACTGAACCG